ATTACCAACATAAATTAAGCCAGTGTTTGTGCTCAGTGCTTTAATTATTAAAGTATAATCACCCTCATCTGTGGTCAATACTTTTACTGCTGTACCTGCTGTGGTAACAACTTTTTGACCTGCTGTCAAGGCATCTTCATCTGCCATATTATCTCCCTACCTTTCTATTTCTAAATAATAATTTCAAATTTCTTGCAGTTTTTTGAGTTACTGCTGTAACTGCTGCTTCAGAAACTATTACAGTTCTTGTAACCTCAACTGCTGGATTACTTGAACTATCTACTACATTATAAGTAACAGTATACGTATTAGCCACCGCAGTATTTACAGGATTTACCGTTACAATACTATCTGTAATATCACCATCATAATTATCACTTGCAGTAGCTCCATCATCTTCATAAGAGTCCCCCACCGTTAAATTTACTGTTGCTTCACCTAGTCTTGTAATAACTGGTATAGTTGTATCAACCACATTTACTGTTCTGGTTACTTCTGTTGCAGGATTTAATGCTGCATCTGAAACATTATAGGTAACTGTGTAAACTCCTACTACATTAACATTAACTGGATTAACTGTAACAATATTTTCTGTAATATCACCGTCTGTTTCATCTAAAGCGGTTGCCCCAGCATCATTGTAAGTATCTCCAACTTCTATTGTTTCCTCTACATCACCTAATCGGGTAATTACTGGAGGTGTTGTATCGGGCGGTGTTTCGGTATAATCAATTTCTACATAGATCTGTGCTAAGTAAATTTCAGCAGTTTCCGAAACATAAACTGCGTAACTATTTAGTCCTGCTTGTAAAGCATCTATATCATCCCAAGTCCATGCAAGTTCTGTTTTAGGATTTATAGCCCAGGTTTGAGAATACTCCGAATATGAACCAAAAATTAACCCCTGTTCTGCCCCAAGATATAATGTACCGCCTGTTTTTATCGCAATTTTTAAATTAACCGTAGTATCTTCTGCTTGTCCATCGCACATAGCGCAAACTTTAACACTATTTATCGTACCTGAACCTGTAGAATGATTACCTAGTCCATATAAATCTATAGCATTAAAATCAGCATCATCCGTACCTATATAAACTATATCTTCGCTATCCAAAACCTCCTCGTCTACATCTTCATAGTTTGCTTCACCAAGTCCTGGCTGTGGATTAAATTCTGTTAAATCTCCTACCTCATTAGGTCTTAATATTTCAGTTGCCATTTACTTCTTCCTCCCTAATTTATTAATAGCATCCACTATTTTCTTCAAACCATTTCGCTCATATGTTTCGTTGAACTTTTGTTTATCATCAGTCTGATGAGGTTTTCTTTCTCTTTCAGTTAATGGTTTAGACCCTTCTGGTTTAACACCATCATCTTTTGGAGTATTTTCCTGTTGTACTTGCAAAGTCTGCTCTTGCTGTTCCAATTTCTGTTCTGTTAGAAGAGTTGGTGTTTTATTAACTTTGCCAGATTCGGGTAGATTTAAATTTGTAGCTATATATTTTTCCCATTTTTCATCTGGGAAGAACATAAATCCCATATCTGTAAATTTCTGCATTGCATCCGCAAGTTCCAGCATATCGGGTGTTTCAATTTCACCTGGGACAAGTTTTGGAAAATCAGTAACATTAAATGTGTTAAGCTTAATTAATCTTGGTATTGCAAACTTATTTATAATATCGGCAATATTTGCAAGTTGTGCCTCAAGTGCTGCTGCTAGCAAGCTCTTTTTTACATCTGCTAAAGCAAAAGAACCAGATTTATCCGCACCAAGCATAATTAAGTCTGATAACATTGACATTGCAATTCTCTGGTCATATCTGTTTATAATTGCATTTGTGTCAAATTGCCTTCGACTTCCTGTAGTTAAGAGTGTTAATACATAACCAAAAGGAAGTAATGCTCCTTCATTCTTATCCCGTCTTATATTTGATATTAATTTTTCAAGGTTCGCTTTTAATGTGACTGCCTGAGGATCCTCAGTATCAAACACATTTACTCCTTCAGGAGTAGTAATAACTGGTAGTCCTGCTAAATCACGCTCTATACCAATTCCTTCAATTTCTTCTATACGTTTTTTAAAATACCATGCTCTATAAGCATTTCTTAACAGTGACACACCTTCAGGATTACCCCCCATAGGTTTTGTCCTGAAATGTAAACTTTTTTCCCAAGGTATTATTACAGGTTTATTAACATTTGCAGCTACCTGTTCCATACCTAAGAGCTTATCAGGGTTGAATGGGTCATATACCCATCTGTTCCAAGATGTCTGCATTCTTCTAGGTAATTTTGACCATCCTATTCTATTATCATTATATTTTGAATTTGTATCTGGGTCGTTAGTTTGACCCTTTCTATATTTATAACATATTTCGTGCCATGACCATCCAAATACAAACATTGATATTGCATCCGTTATAAAGTCAAACCATGTATGACTCATATCATCCTTACATTCAGTAACAAATTTTGCAGCTTTTTTATCTTCTCTACCATCGCTTGCTGCCTGTATCTCCCATGGAACACCTCTTATCATCTGTTCAAAGATAAAGAGTATTGCCCCAATCGTGGCATCATTATATGCCATCTCTTTAGTAACTTTTAGATAATTGGTCCCCTGAAGAACTGTTAAGAACTCTTCATAGATATAGCCACCATAGCGTTCTATACCACTTGAACCAACTACTTGAAACTTCATTGAAGGTTTAGTTTTGTCTATGCCTTCTAAATTATTATTCATAGTCAACCTCTTTTTGCTTCTTCATTATGCCATCACCCTGTCAATAACATTAAATAAAATTATTACAAATGCTATAGCTCCTGAAAGCCATGCAAACAATCTCATACCAATCTTATCTTTCATATCTTCTTTTAAACATTCTATATCTTTTTCATGCTTTTGAACCGTACCATTGGTCCTAACTGCCTGAACATAGTTCATGACAAGTAATTCCTTTGTAGGTTTTTTCATTAAGTCGTCTATACTAATATTATCTTCAAATCTTCTTCCATCAGCCACTATGAACCTCCTACTTTTAGTATAAATGAAACTATTGCAATTATTATAGATATACCCGCAAGTATATACGCCCATACAACATTGCCTCCTTGTTTCATAGCTTCTATCTTATCAAATCTTACTTTAAGTTCATCCACCTTATCACAAACATTTTTGTGTCCCGATTCCCATTCCATTCTGGGAATAAATGTTCTCTGCTGGTCAGATAACTGAGCACGAAATTCATTAACGCTATCAAATCTTTTATCCATAGCTGTTTCTGCTTTAGTTATTGCTTTATCAAGTTGTTCAAAGCGTAAATCAGTTTTCTTCTCCATAGAGGTAAGCATTGCCTCAAAATGGTCTCTTAATGAAACCATTGTCAGTCTTTCTTTAGCTTCCCTATTATCTGTTTCTTCTGCCATTTTTACCTCAACTTTCTGTCCAGTAACTTCCTGTTTCCTGACCTACTGCTATTGGTATAATATTATACCCTGCGAAATTATTTAATTTATGATGAGCACCACTAAGTGCATCCACCTGATCCTTAAAATGTGAATCAGGAAAAAAATCTACCTCATCCAAAAATGGATTGTTCCAAATTCCTTGTAAGATTTTTATCTTACCATTACCTGCATCTGCTGCTGTTTTTGACGCTCTAAGTACCTTACTTCCTGTTTCCTTTTGTCCCCTGAATGTAAATCTGCTTAATAACCTTTGATAGTTATTAATAGTGTTTTTACCGCTTGATCCTGGTTCCTCTTCCATCCAAATCTCTACATTTCTTCCATCCTGCATGGCAGTTGAGAGAATTTCTGCCTCAACACCACTTGGGTCTTTCTGAAACCTTCTTACATCATCTACCAGAAAGAAATCTTTATATTTCTTCATTCTAAGTCCTACTGTAAAGGCTGGTTCATAACCATCCCTGCCCTGACCTTTTTCTGTTGCTGCCAAGTCCCAATAACGAACTGTTGGAATATAACTCAGTGTCTCAGGAAGTTTATTTAATATCTCAAACCATTCTCTTTTAAAGACTTTGCCTCCCGAATTAACTTCCCAATCTCCTTCAAGAAGTTGTGCCCTTTCTAATGGACTTAATTCGTTTAAATTTAATAAATAACTATCTGTATCCAAATATGGGTTATCATACATTACTGCGGGAATAAATACTCTTCCCTTTTCTTTACCTTCTATTAAGAATCTTTGTCGTACCCATTGAGCACCAATGTTTCCTGGATTAGAGGCAGATAGCATTCTTAAAGGTATTTTCATAAGTTCTGGTTCTTTGGTACGCCTTAACCTGGAAAATAAATATAGATAATCAACTTCTTCAAATTGTGTTAATTCGTCAAAACATATAATCATGAAGTTTGCACTTTGGTATCTAAATCGGTCCTGACCACTTTCAAGATAACCAAATGTCAAAGTAGCCTCAGATGGTTTGAAAGTGTAAGTCTTATTTTTTTCTGACCAGTGAACTTCTTTTGTTTTAACAAAAGGATATAACCATTCATGTGCCCTATCCATTAATCCCCCAGGGAGAGATAAAGCAGAATAAGTTTTACGGAAGATTATAGCATTAAATCCTGGAGTTTCAGTATGCATTAAACATGCCATTAATAGAGCATCAGATTTTCCACCACCGCAGGCACCTCCGAAAAAAGCCTCTTTATATTGAGGTTCCAAAGACAAAAAAGCTGATTGTTTGGGAGTTGGAATATGAGGCACAAATTTATTTAATTTTGGAATTAACTTTGTTTGTAACCTTTCCTTATCTAACTCTGACATTTCTGAAACAATTAATCTACTAACACTAAACACCCCTTAATTTGGACATCCATAAATATGATTTAACTGATACTCTAATTGAATAACTCTTTCAATATATTTTATTATAGATGTTTTCTTCTCATGTTTATTACCATCTGTAAGAAAAAGATTTTCAGGTCTATTATCTGTCTTTATACCATTTAAATGGTGAACTACTTCATATTTAGTTAAATATCTTCCCAATTTAGATTCCATTACTAATCGGTGTTCCCTAACATATCCAGCTTTAGTTGAATAAGGATGTTCTGGAATATAAACTGCTATATAACCATTTGCTT